TCACACTTTTGTAATGACCGATAAACATATTTCTTGTCCTTTAGTAGGTACTAAAATCCGATTCCAAATAGGAACCTTTTTCTTCTCTAAACGCAGCTACTTGCATGGACTGCATTTTGTCCATTAGCTTTCTAGCTGATTCTGATGCTATTCTAGCTGACGTTTCCATTGATTCAGCTAGACTCATGATTGCCTCACAGGTAATCATTTCAGTGTGCTGTGACTCCGCTGCTGCCATGGCTGAAGCTTCTCTTTCAGCTTCATTCTTTCCAGCTCTATTTGATTTATAGACTCTTTTATAATTACCTTCTATAATCTTATATTGTGCTCTAGACATTCCAGCAAAGCGCGCTGCTCTACCATAGACATTAGACGTGCGGGCAACTAGCGATGCAATAGTCTCTATGCCTAGATCTATAATGTCGACCTCTGGAATTTCTACAAAATATTTACTACTTTTTTCTACGTCAGCGTATGCTTCGATAACCTCTTTTAATTGAGGTCCAAGAAAATTCTGCAATAGCTCTTGCAGTTTTTCCATTGATTGTAGGTTCATTAATTCTTCTCCATATTGATTAGCATTGCGTATTCACTGAGATCATTTTCTATAATTAAATCTTTTACTTTATTTTTAATCTTAGATAAATGCTCTCTAACTGTATTTGGATGTTCATTAACTTTCTGAGATATTTCACTGGATCGTTGACCATCTACGTATCTCCATTTTAAAAGTTGTCTTTCTTGCACTGTTAGTCTATCAAATGGCGCAATGTTTTTCTCGCCTAAGACCCAAAATTCATCAATTTTATCTGCAGCTAATAACTGCTCCATACTATACTCCACTGGATCTGCCTTAAAACCAATTACATAGTTCTCATCGCCCTCATCATTAGTGGCATCGTCGTCCAATAATGGGAATGTCTTCCTGCCTAATTGATCAATAAGAAATGTATCTACGTTCTTTTTTAACAAATAAAAGAAATAGCTATATAAGAAACCACTAAAGGGAATTGGACCTTTAGCTGAATCCTTCCTTTCGTATCTTCCTATGCATTGAAAGAAGGTCATATATACTGTCTGTCTAATATCCTCCTCGTCGCCATATCTTTTTGCCATATAATGAATACCTCTCATGCATTCATTTATCACTCGCATGTTAGATCCATTTATTTTATTCTTCATTAGGGCAAACCTTGTGCCAGAATCTTTGATAAATAAAGAGATAAACCTTCGTATGTCATAGTCATTCAGGTTGAACTTTCCATAATATAATAGTGAAATATATTTAGTTAAAAAATTACTGAATACCTTTAATAATTCTTCTTGTGCTTTTGCTGAACCCTTTTTGGCCTTAGCGATTAGGTCTTGCATTTCATTCTCTTCTAAAGAGTAATATTGCTCCTTGTAAGCTGTCATTTTTTACCTTCCCAGTTAACTATGTACTGACTATAAAAAACCTTTATGTCTTCGTAGAAGACAATTTGAGGAACTTCTATCTCAGCCATAAAATTCTTTGCGTCGTTTGAGTACTTACTTATGACGCATGTCATTTTTTTGAATTCATCAGGATAATACCTTTTAAATCTTTTTAATTTAATTTTACTTTTATCATCTAGATAGCCTTTAATCTCTACCCATTCACCATTTCGTTCTAGAAAAAAGTCAGGAGTATAACCCTTTGTTCCCCTTTTTATTGGGAAAGAAAAAACAGTAGGCTCAAATTTAAATTCTATTTTATAGATATTTAGGATTCTAACAAAGTTAGCTTCCCAGCTGGATCTAACATTAAGTTCTATATCTTTCCTGAATCCAGTCTTAGTGTATTGGTACGCGTTACCCTTTTTTCTTGTGAAGACCCCATCATCCTCTAGGATTACTTTATCGATCTGCCTGTTTCTGATGTTATTCAAATTAGGTTGTTTTTTAAAAGAAGATTTTTCCAAAAAAAAGTCTTCTGCCTTGACAACATGTAGTTCCATTATGATATCCTTAATGCCTGTAAGCGTATATATATTATACACTAAAAAATAAAAATATGCAAAACGACTTGCATTACCACTAAGAAGGAAGTATACTAATCACCATGAACACATTAACACACATCATCAACACAGCAATTGAAACCATCGACAACGAGATTATCGAGGACTTGGTTGTAGACCTCGGTTATGACTACGGCGATGCCGTCAAGGTAGTCACAGAGTTCAATGATTTCGATTTTGCTATCGATTCAGATTCAACTTTCTGATTCTTTTTAAAAACTACGTATAGAATTGGGGCTGGGAAACCAGCCCCTTTTCTATTTTCTGTAACTATTGTTTTTATTTCTGTAAACACCGGTTGGACAAGCACCTGATTTGGCGTGATCACAGTAAGAGCACACTCTGCTATTGGCAGTAGGAGTAAAATTTTGATCAACCATTATTTTTTGAATAGTATCAATCAGTTTATTCTTAACTTCTTCAATATCTTCTTCAGTAAAAAGATGACCTTTTCTTTTTCCAGATCTTAAATAATACAACTCAGCATAGATTTCTTTTTCTGGAAATATATTATGAAGTGCAAGGGCGTATATACCGAGTTGCAAATTTGAGTGCACGTGTTTCTGTGCAACTTCCCATTTACCAGTTTTATAGTCTGTTATGTTAACTCTATCGCCAATAATGTCCACCCTATCTATAAAGCCAATTATTTTATATGACCCTATAATATAAGAGAAAGACATTTCTTTATCATATATAGAGAATTCTTTATCTACATTTTGATCGTAGAATTCATTTAATATAATTGATCCAACTGAAATAAGATCTGGAGTTATTTCTTGATTTGGATCCCAAATAGGAATATTATTTTTATATTCTTCCTGAAGTTCCTTTAAATCTAAAACTTTATTATTTTCTAAAGTATTTTCAAGAACTGCATGGACAATGTTTCCAAGAGCTGCCGGTGCGTTGAACTGTCTTGGTTCTTTCTTGATATAAGAATAGAAATATCTTGATGGACATTGGTCGTACGTATCTATTCTAGAATATGAAAAATCTACTAAACTTAATTTTTCTAAATCACTTAAGCTATCATAATTTTTAATTAATATAGAACTCAAAAATATTCCTACTGTTCTTCATTGGGATCGTATATTAGTCGACCATTTTCATCGAATTCTCTTCCAATTTCATCTATAGTGTGATTGTTGAGTTTATTTATATAAGCGCCCTGGCCGATTGCCACCCAACCACTTTCACCTATTTCCATATGATCATCTTCTTCATAGGGCCACATCTTCGCCCCCTATGGATACTTTAACTTCAGTAATATCATCTGCATTCAGATAATAACTCACAACTGTGTATAGGTCTTTTAATTCTTTCTGCGTTAGATAGAATCCAACACAGGTGCACTGTAGGAATAATTTGTCATCATAATTGTAAGTTGAATCAGTGTATTCTGTTAATTTAATATTACCTTTTTCAACAACTGCTGGAAAGTTCTGGCTCATTTTTAATCCTCGTAATAAGTTATGGGATCCCAATTAGGATCATTTAATTTTTCTCTCATATCTTTGACATATGAGTCCCAATCGCGTTCATCATCTGATTTCTTTTCATACTTAACTTGGCTCTTAAATGGATTGGATTTAAACTTAGTCATAACAAGTCTACCCTGCTGGGTTTTCCATCTCAGAGTTCCATTCTTGCAATCACAGAAATCTTCACTGTCTGCTTTGATAATAAGTTCCGGATCGTATCGACCTGAGCACCCATTACATTTTGTATATCTTCCTTTATCTTGACACCTATTGCATGACGGGCAAAACACCCAGCACCATCTATCTGTAGGGTTAACTGAAGGTCTATCTGCTGACATTTATTGCTCCAATTCAATTAATTGTCTAATCGCATCTTCCACTTTAGGGGATGCCTCTATCTTGTATTTGTAAATAAATTTATGTTTACCGTCCAATATCTGTAAGAATACAGGACGATCACCTCGTGACGAATCAATTATATCATAAATCTTATCTATAGTCGAAGTGGATATATTCTTTTTTACATTAAAAATTATTGCCTTACCTGTGGCAAATAGGTGGGCATCTACCTTTTCGCATGATGAGAAAAATAACTTACATGTGGAGTTTTCTTCGTCGCCCTCTTTATTTAAGGTTCCAGATATAATTACTACATCACCCTTATTAAAGTAATCGTCCGCTATATTTTTTGCATTGTTGGGAAAGATGATTACTTCAACATCTGAAGAAATATCTTCTATTGATATTTTGAACATCTTCTGACCCTTTTTGGTCATTATCTTTTTCGAGGCTGTAATTATTCCCCCGACTTTTATATTTGATCCGACTTGATACTCAGATAATTCAATTATTTCGCAATCAACTTTTTTAGAAAGTATGTCCCATATTCCCATAATAGGATGACTGGTTACATATATTCCAAGTTCTTCTTTTTCTTTTTCTAGCATTTCTATTTCTTGTAGTCTAGGATATTCTCCTAAATCTATATTCACTAATTCATCAAATGCCCCTGCGGCTGCTAAATGTTCCAACGTACTCTTCTTCAGGATTACCGGATCGCATCTTCTGAGGAAGTCCACAATGCTTGTGTATGGCTCTTCAGTGTTTCTGCAGTTGACTATTGCATCAGCTATCGATTGCCCAATGCCACTTACAGCAGAAAGTCCAAATACGATTGATCTATCTCCTACTACTTCAAAGTCAATCCCAGATTTATTAATTGATGGTGGGGACACTTCTATATTTAATTTTCTACAGTCCGATAAATAGAATGCTTGCTTTTCTTTATTTCCAACTACTGATGACATGAGTCCTGCCATATATTCTGTTGGATGATTCGACTTAAGATAAGCAGTGACATAACTAATCATAGCATAGCTTGCGGCGTGTGCTCTGTTGAATCCATATCCACCAAAGTATTCAATATCTGAGAAAATTTTATTAGCTAAAGTTTCTGACATATCAGATGTTCGAACACATCCCTCGACAAACATAGATCGCATCTTGGCAATTTTATCCATTAATTTTTTACCAATAACTTTTCTTAAATCATCAGCTTCTGCGGAGGTAAATCCTGCCAGCTCTCTAGCTACTCCTAAGACGTCTTCCTGATACAGCATGATTCCCAGAGATGGTGCCAACACCTTAGCTAACTTGGGATGCTCGTATTTGATTTGACTACGACCGTGTTTGCGATCAATATATTCCTTATCCATTCCAGAGCCCATTGGACCTGGTCTATATAATGAAATTAATGCCATGATATCTTCTACATTGCGTGGCTGTAGCTGCATCATAAGCTGTCTCATCCCTGATGATTCAAGTTGAAAGACTCCAGCACAGTTACCTTTACATAACTCATCATAAGTTTTTGCGTCGTCAAGCGGAATTTTATCAACATCAATAAGTTCACCTTTGCGCTTATGCACTAACTTAATACAGGAATCAATAACCCCAAGGTTTCTTAATCCAAGAAAGTCAATTTTCAAAAGGCCACACTGCTCAACCCTACCCATATCCCATTGTGTAATGATTGGATTATCTACACCCTTTCGCATGATGGGGAGATATTCGGTTAGTGCATCTCTAGATATGACTATACCAGCAGCATGTATGCCAGTCTGTCTCACCAGGCCCTCTAGACCGAATGCTGTGTCTACAATAGTCTTAGCGTCTGAGTCTTTATCATATAGCTGCTTAAATTCTTCAACCTCCATGCACTCTGAAAGGTTTTTTGAGATACCTAATACTGGCGGAGGAACAAGTTTGGCCACTACGTCTCCTCCAGCAAAATCATAACCTAGGGCTCTGGCGGCGTCTCGAATAGATTGTCTGGCACCCGTCTTATTGAACGTACAGATATGGGCAACGTGGTCAGATCCATATTTAGTTCTGGCATAGTTGATTACTTCATCACGATATCTATCATCAAAGTCAAGGTCAATGTCAGGCATTGATTTTCTACCTTCAACAAGAAATCGTTCAAACATTAATCCGAATTTAATTGGATCTAGATTTGTAATTTTAAATGCGTAAGAGAGAATGCTGCCTGCTGCGGAACCTCTTCCCCAACCAACTCTGACATTATTATTCTTAGCCCAATTTACTAGATCCGATACGACTAAGAAATACTCAGTAAATCCCATTTCTTTTACGACACGTATTTCGTGATTAGCTCTATCCACTATATGAGGAGGTAGAGGGTCACCATATCTTTCCTTCAAGCCGCTCCAAGCTAACCTATCAAAGTAGTCCATGGGTGCTTCTAGAGTTGGAATAGGGAAGTCTGGGAAGTGAATGTCACCAAAAGAAAGATTTAGATCAATCATGTCACAAACATCCATGCTATTTTTTAACCAGTCTGGATTAAATTTAGATGACATTTCATCATACGATTGAAGATAAAACTCTTCTCCAGTAAATGAAAATCTATTTGGAGTGTGTATATTTGCGTTAGTTGCTACGCATAACATAATGTCATGGGATCTCGCATCACTCTTGTGGACATAATGGCAATCGCCACTTGGGACCACTTTTGCGCCGATAGTTTCTGCTATTTGCACTAGTTGATTAAATACTTTTTTCTGTTCTCCAAGACCATGATCTTGAACTTCAATAAAGTAGTTTTCCTTGCCAACAATATCTTGCATTTTTTTTGCTGATGCAAGAGCAAAAGCATAATCATCTCTCAGCAATGCTTGGCAAACTTCACTGTTTAAACAGCCAGAGAGAACAATAATTCCTTCGGAATGTTCTGCTATTAAATCATGATCAATGCGTGGCTTTACGTAATAACCTTCTAGGAAAGATCTAGAAGATATTTTAATAATATTATTATAACCAACTTTGTTTTTGGCTAGAATAGTTATATGGTAAGGGCCTCTTTGCTCCCATTCATTTTGTGATGGTCCTGATCTTTCTTCGGGATCTCTATCAAATCTAGTTTTTCTAGCTTGATAGAATTCTGAACCAAGAATTGGCTTAACCCCAATAGAAGTTCCAGCGTCATAGAAGTCTAACCATGAATGTATGTTTCCATGATCGGTAGTAGCTAAGCCTCTCATTCCTAAGGACTTAGCTCTAGTTAAGTACTGCTCTATGTCACCGTGACCGTCTAACATTGAAAAGACTGTATGG